GCCCCAGCACATATGGAACCTCTCGTAATTTTAAAAGCCGATAGGAAAAAACCCTTAGCTCTAATTGATGCTGAGTTTCTTATGTCGGCCCTAGTGAAGGCAAACAAATGAGTGATATCGAAGGCGTAGATGATGTACCCGAAAATGCTGTTCTGATGATTTTATCAGCTGATGAAGACACCGGAAAGCTAACTGTTCGCATCGGTCACACGGTCGAGGATCATGCCGATCCTAACATGGTAGAATTTCTAGAAGACCTCTGTAATGGACTTAGGATACAGATCGATCTTGGCATGGATACCTTCTTAGGGGTTGGTCGTTTAGCCCGTACTCTAAGGGATACCCTAGATACTGAAAATTCCGTGAATTTTGAACCTGATGAGGAGCTTTTGAGGCTCATAGAGGAGGGTTCCGCCAGCAACGTAGTACAATTCAAGAAGGGAATACACTGATGGCAGAGAAATCATTAGTCGAGCAATTCACCACAGGTCCAACTAGCGATATGTTTGATACCATTGTGAATAAACCCCCGCATTATAATGCCAGCTCATTAGAATGCATCGATGCCATGAAAGAAATGGCAGTAGGAATCCTAAATCATAACAAATCAAATAAAGCGGTAGTTATTCCTGATCCCCATCAGTCATACTGCTGGCAGACAGTATTTAAATACATTTGGAGATGGCCTTACAAGAATGGCCTAGAAGATCTCAAGAAAGCCCGTTGGTATTTAGACCGCCTTATCGAGTCTCTGGAAGCGAAGAAACGATAATGGATAAACGTGTGGGTGTAATGGGCGTCGAGCAAGTACGGGAGCATGAGGATGGCTCTGCTACATACACATTTCACATGGATGCTCATTGCAGGTCTCTATTAGCCGAAGAAGGCTTGAAGCTGGTCCTACACTGTGCCGCTGCGAAGCTGGATATGCAGATCGTATATGATTTCATAGGGGATCATATCAAATACAATCAAGAAACGGGGGATGAAGAATGATAACATCATTTGAATATTTTGATGAGGATCCTACAGCAACCTTGCGGGATCCAAACACTTACTTAGGGGTAACACCCCTATCGATGGTACTTCAGTTTATGAAGATCATGGGTCAATCTGTAGGACACCCATTCACCAAAAGCACTAAATTAGAAAAGCTTCGAAAAGAGCTTATAAAAGAAGAGTTTGCAGAGGTTATGACCGCCGATACCGCTGAACAAATTCTCAAAGAATTAGCAGACCTCATATATGTAACATACGGTTACGCAGCAGCATTTGGGTGGAACCTAGATGAAGCACTGCGCCGCGTACACGCTAGCAATATGAGTAAGCTGGGCGACGATGGTAAGCCAATTTACCGCGAAGATGGAAAAGTAATGAAGGGTCCAAAATACGAAAAACCGGACTTGTCAGACCTAGTATAAGAAGGCAAAAAATGAGCACATTTAAATCTAACCTAAATCCTATGTTCAGATCAAAATTTAGCGAGGACATATTCAATCAGAAGTATGCCCATGAAGGCGCTGAGACATATGAAGCTTTGTCTAAAACACTTATAGAAGATGTGTGTGGCGACATCCTAAGCAAGGAAGAGAAAGACTTCCTTTATCAGACCCATAGAGATATGAAATGGGTAGCTGGTGGTCGGTATCTGTATTATGCAGGGAGACCCAATAAGTTCTTTAACAATTGCTATTTGCTTAAGGCAGAAGAAGACAGTCGTGAAGATTGGGCTAATCTCTCATGGAAATCTGAGAGCGCACTAATGACAGGCGGTGGTATAGGTGTAGACTACAGCATTTATCGTCCTTCTGGAGCGCCTATAAACAAAACAGGTGGACAAGCTTCTGGCCCAATCCCCAAAATGAATATGATCAATGAGATTGGTCGTAGAGTTATGCAAGGCGGATCGCGTAGATCAGCTATATATGCCTCTTTGAATTGGAAGCATGGCGATATTATGGACTTCCTAAAGGCAAAAGATTGGCAAAATATGCCTGTAGGATCAACAGGTAAAAGTCTCTGGGATATCAAGCAAGAGGACTTTAACTTTCCTGCACCATTAGACATGACTAATATATCTGTGAATTACGATACTGAATGGTTATTGCAAGACCTTAAGGATCAGACATCTGGGGTATTTTTAGAAAACGTGCGGCAAGCCATGAAAACAGGTGAACCGGGATTTTCATTCAACTTCTTTAAGCATGAGAATGAGACATTAAGAAACGCCTGTACAGAAGTAACCTCAGCTAGCGATAGTGATGTATGTAACTTGTCCAGTATTAACATGGGACGCATCAATAGCGTTTCAGAAATGGCACAGATCGTAGAGGTAGTTACTAAGTTCCTAATCTGTGGTACACTTAAGGCAGACTTACCCTATGATAAGGTGTATAAGACTAGGGAAAAGAATAGACGCCTAGGTCTCGGTTTAATGGGTATGCATGAATGGCTTATTAAGCGCGGATATAAGTACGAAGTTACTCCCGAACTACATCAATGGCTTAGTGTATATCGGGGTGTATCTGATAAGACTTCATCAGAAACCGCTGATGAATTAGGGGTATCAAGGCCTGTTGCCAATAGAGCTATTGCCCCGACAGGCAGCATAGGCATTTTAGCAGGAACATCTACAGGTATTGAGCCTATATTTGCTGTTGCATATAAGCGCAGATACTTAAAGGGTAGCAATCGTTGGATGTATCAGTATGTCATAGATAGCGCTGCACAAGTACTTATCGATCAGTATGACTTTGAACCGGATTCTATTGAAACGGCTCTAGACCTAGCCTCAGATTATGAGCGGCGCATTAAGTTCCAAGCAGACGTGCAGGACTATGTTGATATGTCCATTTCCTCTACTATTAATCTACCTGCTTGGGGATCAAAGCATAACAATGAAGACACAATAGATGACTTTGCTGCTACATTAGCTAAGTATGCACCTAGACTTCGTGGATTTACCTGTTATCCTGATGGCTCAAGAGGAGGTCAGCCATTGACTGTAGTTCCATATGAAGAAGCCGTTACAAAACTAGGGGCAGAATTTGAGGAGCATATCGAAACGCATGATATCTGTGATATTACGGGTCATGGAGGATCTTGTGGAGTATAAACTGCCCCCATATCTTGAAGCGGAGCTTCGTAGGCTAGGTGTAATTAAGCCGAAGCCTGAGCCAAAAATCATCAAGAGAATGCAGTTCCACGCTACTAAATTTGATGAGAATGGAGAGCCAGATTTCTAATAAAAAACCACTCAAGTCGTTGACTTAAGTGGCTAATTACTATACTGATTTGCTAAAGGGTCTATTGATCTGGACTCTTTGGTTAGGTAGGCCCAGAGATTAATTTCTCTGGGTCTTTTAGTTACCCATAGTATTAATAGCTTCCCCCATTTGGTTTAGTTCTTGCTGCATTCTACCAACTAAGTCTGGAGTATCATCTTCACTGTCAGTCTTTACAGCTGCCCTACTAATAAACCCAATCATCAGGTTTTCCAGTAAAGGATCGCTAGGATTCCGGTTATACTTTTCGGCTAAACGTAAATACTCATCAGGGTTTGCTAGCATCTCTGCCAAGAACTTTGCGGCTGTTGTATCTGGATCCGCTTTATCCAGAATTGCCGAAGCAATGGATCTTGTACGTGTTCCAGATCGGCTCAGCGGTCCAAACGTCAAGTAGATCAATCGGTTGGTAGCTGTTTGTGTAGCCAGATTATAGCCCGTTGCTGACTGAGACTTCATTGGAGTGCCTCTAGCCTTCTGAGCAGACTCGCTAGCAGCCGACAAGGTAGTTTTTAAAGAGTCGATTATGGGGGAGTTTGCTCCGTATATCTGTTCACCTATTCTAAACAATGGGTCAGTGCCATCTAGAGCGCGTTCAATTTTAGCTACCCTAGCAGGTCTTACGCCGCCTAGCTCTTCGGTAATAGCTAGCAGCTCCTTATCCAGATACCTATTATAGGCTAGTTTAAGCCCCCGGTTTAAAATTCCAGCCTGTGGAGAGTTTGCCATCTCACTCATAAGCTGAGAAACAAGGCTAACACTTTCTTTATTCCTAAAGATACCTTGGAATATGGCTTCTGGATTAGATGTAGTTGCTATATCCGCGCCTTGCAGTAGGGCATTCTTGACACTTGGTGTAAGACTTTTATCAACGAATTCATTAAGAACGCTGCTTTCAATCTCCCGCATTGTCTGGTCTGCCAGAGTTTTCGTATTTTCTATGATCTGGTTTAAACGCTTTTTATTACCTGTTGCAGCCCTTAAGCGATTAGCAAATGTATTTATACTCTGGATCTTGTCATTTAATTCTGGGTACTGCCTAGCAAGTATTACAAGCTCATCGGCATATTTCTGCATACTGTTTGTAAATTTTCCAAAGTCTACACCCTCCATACCTGCCGTCTGAATATCAGTTGCAAAAGTGGATAGTCTATCTAGGATGTAATAGTCTGCAACGCGGCCCGGATCTCCTGCCTGTTGTAAGGCTTTTGCTAGATTCTTAACAGCAAATTGGTTTCCAGAGCCTAATACACTAGATACAAGTCCTCCAGCCCCCTCCTCAAATCCCGGTCTGTATCGCTCTGTCTTAGTGACAACTGATGCCAGTTCATCAGCAGAGGTTTTACCAAGAGTACCTTCCCAAATCCTTGCGAATTGGGTCATTACTGTGGGGTCACCTTTTCCCTTTTCTTGCCGCCAAATAGGGGCAAACTCATCTTTGTAGTACCTCTTAGCTTCCCTAGCGGCGTCTGCTAATTCATCTTCGCCAGCCTCTTCAATATATGTGACCATATCTTCATCGATATACTTGATCAATTCTCTATATCTTCGACCTAAGTTTCCATTGCCGCTATTAAAAGCATCGGAGGCAAGCTTTGCTAATTCCGGTCGTATCTCATTGTAGAACAGGCCGAAGCTACCATTCTCCGCTAACCAGTTTGTGACACGGGCTTGAACTTCTGATGGCTCCTCAAGAACCATTTTCATTTTACCATCGACTTCAGCCTCAACTCTCTGAGGTTTAAGTTGGTCTACAAAGTTTGCTACTAAGCTACCCCTTTTAAACGTCCTAGAAGCCTGAGTAAGATCTTCTAGATCAATTAAACGTGTTAGCTCATCGTAAACAGCTTCTGCATCGATTATTCCATCTTTAATGGCGGCATATCTGAGATTCTTTTCAGCGGTCATAGTGGCTATGCCGCGCTCCAGACCAGATATTATATCTTTAAACGCCGCATTCTTATTTGCGCCGATATTGATGGCAGTCGCCTTTTCCAGACGCTCTAACTCACCCGTAAATGTAAGGTCATCTTTGATGCCTTGTAATGCTGTACCTACTTCTTGATCAAACTGCTGTTGTGCAGCTGCTGCAACATCTGATCCAGCCTCAACATTTTGTCGGAGTTGTGTAGTAGCGGATTCAGCAGCATCCGACATAACATCAAATTGATCCTGACCCTCTGCCAATATTTCACGCTGTGCTTTTAGCTGGCTAGTAGCCTCTGTAACAGGCCTATTCATAGCCTCTGCTACAGTGCCTTCTCCTGTCTGTACAACGCCCTGACGAATACTTTGACGTGCAGGTATGTCTGCTGCATCAGACCCTTTCAGAAGCGCTCCTACGGTATCTAGGACTAGTGTTTTACTCTCATCCAGATTATTGATATCGTTAACTATAACATCTTTGTTTTCCTTAACGATCTCGGCAATACGGCGTCTAGCAGCCTCTATCTCTTCAAGACCTGCATCTGGACTTAAGTTAGAGAGTTCCTGAGAAAGCTTCATATATACCGCTTTCTGGATCTGTTTATCGCCCCCAGCTATCTTCGCCCACGCAGAAAGCATGAGTTCATATCCAAGACCTACGGTGGCCTTACCTAATTGAACCGTCCCTGCTAATGCGCCACCTAGGACCAAACCTTCTGTAAGTATATTTGCACGGTGCTCTAATACTCTAGAAGCCTCATCATCCCCCAGCTCAGCAACATTACCAAACATTCCATTTGGCCCGAATAAGAACGGTTCTTCATCCGTAGACGTACCTGCTGTTGCAACAACTTCACCAGCCAAGGCAGCAGGAGCTGTTCTAGCTATGTTACCTAGGGTTTTAACTAGTAAGTTTGCACCACGGGTTGCAGCAGTTATGCCCTGAGTTGCTTTATAAACCTGAGTACCGGGAACTACGGCTGTAATAAGTGCTGGGAGAGCATCTGCTATTAAGCTATCTCCAAAACCCGGAGTATCGACCTCAAGTCTATTCTCTTGAGCTTTCTCAGTCAGATTTGTGCCAGCAACTTTATCGATAGCCGCCGCACCAGTTACCATCGTATCGCCTATAGTCTCTCCCATACCTAGAGAAAACTTCTGCAAAGCGTTCACAGTGGGCTTACGACTAAGGCCAAACATAGACCTATTGGGCTTAAGTATAACTTCTGTGTTTCCGGTATTTGGATCAGTGTACTCATACATAGG